ATCAGAATTGGAGGGATACGGTGTCAAGTTCTACGAATGAAAAGTTCTTTACCCCGGAACGCATAAAGAAAATGCAGCAGTATCTGATAGACCATCCTATCGACCATAAATATGACGAACTATGCGCCCAAGATATCTATGATGGGGATGACGTTCCGCCACGGCAGCTGGCTGCACGAGGTTATTATGACGTTCTGAAAGAACTTGGAAAACTCCCGGCGGGAGTTGAATGACCGTTAAACCACGATGCACACGCACCGTGGTTTTTTGTTACCCAAAAACAGAAAGGAAAGCATCATGAAAAAGATTCTTCTCGCCCTTGCGCTGGCCGCATCCATTCTGCTGTGTGGCTGTTACAGCGAAGCCAAAAAGGCCAACTACAACATCTCCAAGCAGGCAGATTACTTCGAGAGTGAGCGCAAAATCACCGTCCACAACGCCCGCACCGATAAGGTGATCATGGAAGCCGAGGGCTATATGTCCATCTCCAACAACTCAAACAATGAGCTTGTCTGCACGGTGAAAGTCGGCCCGGATTCCTACCGCAAGAACTACATCTACCTGAACGACTACACCATGTATGTGGTAGAGGACATCACCGGCACCCATACCGACCCCTACCACTACAAGCTCTATTTCCACACGGACATCCTGCCCAGTGTGGAAACAAAACCGTAAAGGCACTGACCAAAACATCCTGTTTTAGCCCGTATCAAGCACGATGCAGTTTGCACCGTGCTTTTTTATGCCCATTTTGCCCGCATGAGGACGAAACGGGCACCATCGCAGCGGGCAGTGCGTACCCTGCCCACAACCGGACGCAGACGGAGAACTGCGTCACCAAACCGAGGTTTTACCCACAGAAAGGAGTTTCCACCATGAAACGTGAAGATGTGAAGAACAAGATCCCCGGCATCACCGACGAGCAGCTGAACTGGCTCATGCAGGAGAACGGCGCGGACATCAACCGGGAAAAGTCTGCCGCCACCGCCCTGCAGACCCAGCTGAACAACGTGAATGCCCAGCTCAAGACCGCGCAGGACGGCCTTGCCGCCTTTGACGGCAAGAAGAAGCCGGAAGAGTACGAGGCCGAGCTGGCCAAGCTTCAGGCCGATCTGAAGGCACAGGCCGACGGCTTTGCCTTTGACAACGCCCTCGACACCGCCATCCTCAGCAAGAAGGGCCGCAGCATCAAGGCCGTGCGTGCCCTGCTGGACGTGGACAACCTGAAAGGATCCGCCGACCGCTCTGCCGACATCGCCAAGGCACTGGACGAAGCTGCCAAGGCAAACCCGTGGGCCTTTGGTGAGGATGCCCCGACACCCGCGCCCGCGCCCGGTTATCCCGTCCTGCCCGGCGGCGGTGAACCGCGGCACCTGCCCAGCGAGAAGGACGGTGTCACCGCCGCATTCATGGACCGCAACCCCGGTTTGAAAATCTGACAGCCGTGCAGCAGCACGGAGAAAGTGAGTAATTTTTATGGCACATGCAAATCAGGAACGTTGGGCCACTCTGGTGGACGCAAAGCTGCGCAACCAGCTGGTGACCCGTGATAACCTCATCTTCAACAGCCGCTACGAGGGCGACCCCACCTCCGGCAAGGTCAAGATCCCGGTCCGTGACACCGAGGTGGCCGTCAAGGAGTACGACAAGGCCAACGGCATCGCTGCCGAGGAGGGCACCACCACCTATCTGGATCTGAACATCGACCACGACGAGGCCGTGAACGAGCTGATCGACGGCTACGACGCCGACAGCGTGCCGGATGACATTGTGGCCGACCGTCTGGACAGCGCCGGTTACTCTCTGGCCCTGTCCATCGACAAGAAGTCCATTGCCGCGCTGGAAGGCGCGACCGGTGCCACCATCAGCGCCACCAAGACCGCCGCCACCGAGAACAACGCCTATAAGCTGGCGCTGGAGGCCAAGCGCGTGCTGGGCCGCAAGGGCGTGCCCGCCGAGGGCCGTTTTCTCATCGCATCCCCGGAGTATCTGGAGGTTCTGATGCTGGATGAGCACTACATCAAGCAGGGCGACCTGTCGCAGGAGCTGGTGCAGCAGGGCGTCGTGGGCCGCATTGCAGGCTTCAACGTGTTTGAATCCAACAACATGGATTACGAGAGTACCACCCGCGTGACCAGCAAAAAGACCACCACCGAGTTCATTGCCGGTCACCCCAACTGGTGCCACCGTGTGATGGAGTGGCAGGTGCCCATCCATCTGCAGGACCTGTCCGGCTCCGGCAAGTACATCGGCGCATCCGCCGTGCAGGGCCGCAAGGTGTATGGTCTGAAGGTCTCCAAGCCCCAGACCCTGTACATCAAGCGCACCGAAGTGTAACGGGGTGCCCTCATGACCTACGCCGAAGTGTTTGATGTGGAAGCCGGGTTCCGTGCCCTGTCAAAGGACGAACAGGAGCGCTGCAGCGCCCTGCTGAGTGAGGCGGCCATCATCATTGACGCCTACAACCCGGACGCCGGAGAGGACGCCAAACGGCTCGTTTCCTGCCGGATGGTGCGCCGCCAGTTGGGCGAAAGCGACAGCACGGGCGGCGTCAGCTTCCCCATGGGGGCCACCCAGGGCACCGCCACCGCGCTGGGCTACTCCCAGAGCTGGACCATGAGCGGCGGCTCTTCCGGGGAGCTGTATCTTTCCAAACTGGAAAAGAAACTGCTGGGCGTGGGCAGCCGCGTGGGGGCCCGCAGCCCGCTGGAGGACTTATGTTGAAAGGCATCGACATTACCCTGTACGAAAAGACCCAGTCCGGCACCGACGAGGCCGACGCCCCGGTCTACACCGAAACGCCGGTCACCGTGCACAACGTGCTGGTGGGCGAACCCTCCGCCGAGGAGATCACCACCGAACTGCAGCTCACCGGCCGGCGGCTGGCCTACACGCTGGCCATCCCCAAGGGCGACGCCCACGACTGGAACGACGTGCAGGTGGAGTTTTTCGGCCAGCACTTCCGCACCTGCGGGGGCGTCGTGCAGGGCATCGAGCGCATGATCCCGCTGTGCTGGAACAAGAAAGTGCAGGTGGTAAGGGATGAGTAAAGTCCGCTTTGAACTGGACCGTGCTGGGGTGCGTGCCCTGATGCGCAGCCCCGAGATGCAGGCCGTGCTGAAAGCGCGGGCCGACACCGTGAAAGACCGCTGTGGCGACGGGTACGAGGCCTATGTGGCCCAGACCCGCGCCGTGGCCGTGGTGGAGACCGCCACCCGGCAGGCCGCCGACGACAATTCCACCAACAACACCCTGCTCAAAGCCACATCAGCCAGCCGGAAGAGCGCGACCGTGCACGAGCACAAACGCCACTTGAAGGACGGCAGGGTCATCACCGTAAGGAGCTACCAGAGGAAGAAATGATCGAAGAAACCATCCGCAGCTTTCTGGCCGAGCGGCTGGACGTGCCGGTCCGGCTGAGCGTGCCAACACCGGCCCCCGCCCGCTTTGTGGTGGTGGAAAAGACCGGCTCCGGCTATGAGGACGGCATCTATAGCGCCACCATCGCGGTGCAGTCCTACGGGCCCGCCGCCACCAGCCACGACGGCACCCTGGATGCGGCCAAGCTCAACGAGCTTGTCAAGGCCGCCATGCAGGCTGCCGACACCCTGCCGGAAGTGGTCTCCTGCGACCTTGTCACCGACTACAATTTCCCGGACACCACCCGCAAACGGCCCCGCTATCAGGCCGTTTTTTCTATCACTCATTACTGACCTGTGAAAGGAGAACTACACATGGCAGACGCAACCAAAGTAACCGCCGCCAAGCCCAAAGTGGGCGGTGCCATCTGGCGTGCCCCGCTGGGCACCCCGCTGCCCACCGACGCCAAGACCGAACTGGACAAGGCTTTTAAGTGCCTGGGCTACGCCTCCGAGGACGGCGTGACCAACAGCAACTCGCCCTCCAGCGAGAACACCAACGCCTGGGGCGGCGACACCGTGCTGACCCAGCAGACCGAGAAGCCCGACACTTTCCAGTACACCCTGCTGGAGGCCCTGAACGTGGAGGTGCTCAAGTCCGTGTATGGTGACAGCAACGTCACCGGCACGCTGGAGACCGGCATCACCGTGCAGGCCAACAGCCAGGAGCAGGCCGACTGCAGCTGGGTCATTGAGATGGTGATGAAGAACAAGGCGGTCAAGCGCATCGTCATCCCGGATGCCGCCGTCACCGCCGTGGGCGATATCACCTACGCCAAGAGCGCCGTGGGTTACAACACCACCCTGACCGCCGTGCCGGATGCCCAGGGCAACACCCATTACGAGTACATTCTGGGCGGCACCGCCGCCACCCAGGCCGCTGCCAAGACCAAGGAGGTGCAGGCATGATCACTGCAAAGACTGAATCCGGTTTTTCCATCGAGCTGGAGGACGACGCTCTGGAGGACCAGGAGCTGTTCGACGCCATTTCCGGGATGCAGGACGGCAATGTGTTCAGCATGAGCCACCTGACCGAGCGCCTGCTGGGCACCGAGGGCCGCAAGAAGCTCTATGACCATCTGCGCAACGACAAGGGCCGTGTGCCGCCCCAGGCGGTGGCCCAGGCCCTGAATGAGCTGCTGACCAGCTTTTCCGCCGGAAAAAACTCTGCATCCTCGCCGAACTGATCGCATCGGACGAGGACGCGCTCATCTGCGATTTCGCGCAGTATTACCATGTGCTGAACTGGCGCAGCCTGCCGCTGCGTCTGGTGGCTACCCTTGCTGCCGGCCTGCCGGAGGACAGCCGCAGCATGATGAAGGCCAGCGGCAAGACCGTGCCGCTGCACATCGAGCTGCAAGCCTACACCGCCGACCGCCTGACGCAGATCCTGTGGGGCCTGAGCAACGACACCCGGACGGTGCCCTCTGTGCTGGCAGACCTGCACGGCCTGTCCGCGGACAGCGATACCGACGTGCAGAGCTACGACAGCCCGGAAGAGTTTGAGGCCGCCCTTGCGGCCCTGAAAGGAGGTGGATGACCATGCCGGACGGCATTGAGCTGGCAAAAGCGTATGTGCAGATCGTGCCCTCGGCAGAGGGCATCCAGGGCAAGATCACCGAAGCCCTGGGCGGGGAGCCTGCGGCAGCCGGTGACGCCGCCGGACAGTCCCTCGGTGCCCAGCTGGTGGGCACCCTGAAGAAAGTGATCGCGGCGGCCGGCATCGGCAAGATCATCTCGGATTCCATCAACATGGGCGGTGCCCTGCAGCAGAGCCTTGGCGGCGTGGAAACGCTGTTCAAGGACAGTGCCGACACGGTCAAGGAGTACGCCGCGCAGGCATACCGGACCGTTGGCCTTTCTGCCAACGACTACATGGAGCAGACCACCAGCTTTGCGGCCAGCCTGCTGTCCAGCGTCAGCCAGGACACCAACGCCGCCGCCCAGCTTGCCAACATGGCCATGGTGGATATGGCCGACAACGCCAACAAGATGGGCACGGATATGCAGGATATCCAGAACGCCTATCAGGGCTTTGCCAAGCAGAATTACACCATGCTGGACAACCTCAAGCTGGGCTACGGCGGCACCCAGGCCGAGATGCAGCGGATGCTGAACGACGCCACCAAGATCTCCGGCGTAAAGTACGATCTGGGCAATCTGGCCGATATGTACAGCGCCATCCACATCATCCAGCAGGAGATGGACATCACCGGCACCACCGCAAAGGAAGCCGCCACCACCCTGACCGGCAGCTTTGCCGCCATGAAGGCAGCGGCGGAAAACGTGATGGGCAACTGGTCCACCGGCGCAGACCTCACCGAGCCGCTGCAGGCGCTGGCCGACACGGCACAGACCTTTCTTGTGGATAACCTGCTGCCCATGATCGGCAATGTACTGGCAGGCATTCCGGAAATCGTTTACAGCCTTGTGCCGGAGCTCCTGCAGACCGGCACCGAGCTGCTCAGCTCCCTGGCACAGGGCTTCACCGAGGGCATCCCGGAGTTCTTCTCCACCGCTCTGCCGCAGCTGCTGGCATTTACAGACCAGCTGCGGGACAACGCGGCCAGCTTTGTGGACGCCGGCCTGAACCTCATCACCCAGCTGCTGAACGGCCTGATCGCAGGCCTGCCGGACCTGATCGCCTATGTGCCCGACATCATCATCAACATCTGCGGGGTCATCAACGATAACATGCCCAAGATCCTGGCGCAGGGCGTGTCCATCATCGTGCAGCTGATCGCCGGTCTTGTACAGACCGTGCCCAGTCTGCTGGCCAACTGGAAAAAGATCCTGGAGGCGGTGCTGTCGGTCATCTCGGCCATCAACTGGCTGAACATCGGCAAGACCATCCTCACCGGTGTGGCAAACGGCGTCAAGAGCATGGGCACAAGCATGCTGAACGCCTTCAAGGGCGGCTTTTCCAGCGCACTTACCTGGATCAAGAGCCTGCCCTCGCAGGCCGTGCAGTGGGGCAAGAACCTGATCCAGAGCTTCATCAACGGCCTTACCGGCAAAGGCGGTGCGGTTGGTGCAGGAGCCATCGCAGCCACCGCCGGTGCCACCATTGCTAAAACCGCCAGCGGGAACGACTGGTCCTCCGTCTGGGCGAACGCCAACGCCGACGTGGCCGACAGCGCCCAGTCCATGGCGGAGGTGGTCGTCCCGGCCTATACCAAGTCCGGGGACGCCGCCACCAAGGCGGCCAAAAAGACCAAGGCCGCCGCACAGGCCGCCGAGACCCTGCTGTGGTCCCTGCAGGACGCAGGCCACACCGACACCACCAACGCCCTGGGCAAGGTGACCATCCAGACCACCGAGCTCACCGAGCACCTGCGCAAGGGCAGCGAGGAGTATGACCGGCTGACCCGCACCGTGACCGAATCCGGCAAGGAAATGGTCAACGGTGTGGCCAAGAACTACAAGACCGTCACCAAGTATGTGACCGAAAACGGCAAGACCACCGCCCAGACCCAGAAGGTCTACGAGGAAATTGCCGCCACTGTAGCCAAGACCGTTACGTCTACAACGGATTCCGTGGTCAACGGCATTGCCACCAGCACCAAGACCATCACCGAGACCCTGACCGACAAAACCACGACCCAGAAACAGGTCATCACCGAGACCTACAACGACATCGTGGACGGGGCGCTGGTCACGGTGGAGCGGGTCAAGACCATTGCCGCCGATGGTGTCCCGCAGATCACCGAGGAGATCAAGAAAGCCTCTGCCAATAGCTTTGTCGGCCTCGTCAAGGGCTGGCAGGACGAGGCCGACAAGGGCGTGGTGGGTACCTTCAGCACGCTGGTGACTGCTGTGAAGAAGCAGGACTGGCAGTCTGTCGGCGAATGGGTGCTGTCCACCCTGTACAACGGCCTTGCCCCGCAGGCAAAGCAGCTCATTGACGACTTCGGCAAGAACCTGATCCAGCAGGTCAACGGCTTGCTGGGCAAGGGGGTCAGTGCCGTCTCCAACGGCCTGTGGGATATGGGCGGCGACCTTGCCAAGGGCCTGACCAGCGGTTTTGCGGACGTGATCACGCAGGCGCAGGGCCTTGGCTCCACCCTCACCGGCATCTTTCAGGGGCTGAAAGGCCCGCTCACTGCGGCTGCCGCTGCCATCAGCACCGGCCTGAAGGGCGGACTGATCTCCAGCTTCCCGGAGATTTTGGCCTCCATGGGCACCCTGATCGGCTCCATCGGCAGCGCCTTTGTGGGGATGCTGGAAGCCGTCGCGGCGGCACTGTTTCCCACCGGATTCGGTGCCCCGCAGGCCCTGCTCATGATCGCGGCAGGCGTGGCCCTGACCGCCGCCATTGCGGCCATCGTGGCCGGCGTCGGCGGCGCGTTCAAGCGCAAGACCACCCCCGGCATCTCCGGCGGCACTTCCGGCAGCGGCACGACCTCCACGGCATCCGGCTCCCTGTGGGATTACGAGAAGCGTGCCCCGCTGCCGCAGCGCACCCAGCGGCCCAACATCGAGGTCAACCAGTACATTTACAGCAAAGCGCAGACGGCTGCCGACCTGATGCGTGAGGCACAGTACGAGCAGGAAAGGGCGGTGCTGCAGGGTGTTTGACGCGATCTTCAAGGCCAGCAACGGCCTGACCTTTTCCTTCGGCTACGCCGCCGGGGTGCTGTGGAGCATCACCCCGCTGGGCGACCTGCCCGTGGATCTGGAGACCAGCCAGGGTTACCAGCAAGTGGGGGCCACCGTGGAGAGCCGGAGCATTTCCGGCGTCACCCGCACCGTCACCGGGCGCATCCTGCGCAATCAGGACTACTGCAAGCGCCAGCTGCGGGATGTGTTCGCGCCCTACGTCACCGGCCGGCTGACCGTGGCCGGGGCTTATTGGTGCGACGCCGAGGTGCAGCGCACCCCGGACATCAGCGTGTCCGGCCTGTGGCCCACCTTCTCGTTTCAGCTCTACTGTCCGGACCCTTACTGGCACAGCGTGAAGGAGCTCACCGTCTCGACCTTGAGCGTAACACCCACCTTCCGCCTGCCGGTGTGCTACGATGTGCACAGCTACGGCGTGCGGGAACAGGCCAACTACCTCCGCATCGCCAACACCGGGCTGGCCACCCAGGACTGGGCTCTGACGCTGGAAGCCCGCGGTCCGGTGGTCAACCCCGGCGTCAAGGACCCGGAGACCGGCGAGTTCCTGCGCTTTGTCACCACCCTGCAGGACGGCGACAAGCTCCGGCTGTACCGCGAGGGCGGCCAGCTGAAACTGGAACAGATCATCGACGGCACCGGCTACAACATCATGTCCACGCTGGACGGGAGCAGCACCCTGTGGACCCTGCGCCACGGGGTGCAGGCATGGCAGCGCACGGCGGATTCCGGCACGGAATGGCTTTTTCTCACCCTGACCTGCAGCACGGCGTTCTCCACCGTGGTGCTGGAAACGGAGGCGAAAAATGGCTGAACGGACAAGCGCCCTGACCGCAGGCGGCCACAAGAGCATCTGCGTCTACGACGGCCAGCTGAACCTGCTGGCCCGGCTGGAAAGCTGGGTGTCGCTGGTCTGGCCGGAGCGCTACAACGTGTACAGCGGGGTGCAGGGTGCGCAGCTGGAGCTGCACGCCTCCACCGACCTGCAGGCGCTGTGCCGCCCGGACCGGTACCTCTGGCTCACCGGCTCCGACCGCATCATGCGCATCTGCTCGGCGCAGACCGACCGCTCCGAACACAAGCTCGTGATCTCGGCCAGGGACGCCACCTGCATCCTGGACGAGCGCATCAGCACCCAGACCCTGAGCGGTTTTGCGGTGGAAAGCACCCTGCGCAGCCTTGTGTCCGGTGCGGCTGCATGGCCGGGACTGGAGCTGGGCGTGCTTGCAGATCTTGCCGACGCCTACACCGGCGAGGTCAAGCCCGGCAGCCTGCTCAGCATCGCCGAGCAGGTGTGCCAGGAACTGGACATCGGGTTCCGGGTGCGGTTCGACCAGCAGGCCAAAAAGCTGCTGTTTGAGCTGTACCGCCCAAAGCTGGATCCCAACGCCCGGTATGCCCCGCAGTACGGCAACCTGACCGGCCTGACCTACACTGAGAGCATCACCGACTACAAGAACATCGTGACCGTGGCGGGCGCGGACGGCACCGTCACTGTGGGTGCCACCGGCAACACCGGCTCTGCCCGGCGGGAACTGTATCTGGACGCCACCTCTAAAAAGAAGAAGGACGGCCAGAGCCAGGAGGACTATCTGGCCGCGCTGCGGGCGCTGGGTGAGCAGGAACTGGCCAAGCACACCCGCATTGAGAACTTCCGCTTCACGCCCACGGGCAGCGTCACGGTGGGCAAGGTGGTGGCCGCCAGCCTGCCCGGCACCGATATTCAGGCGGCGGCCCGCATTACCAGCGTGACCCTGAGTTCCCAGAAGGGCGAAAACACGGTCACTACCGAGATCGGCACACCCATTCTCAGGAGGAAACCATGAGCATCATCACTTACCCGCTGAACGGCGTCACCTACGACGCGGAGGACGTGAGCACCTATCTGTGCACCCGCACCTCCGGCGTCTACGCCAAAGATACGAACTACGCCGTCAGCGTCACCGGCGCGCGGCAGATCACCGTGGCTCCCGGCCTTGCGTGGGTCAACTACGACGACTTCAAGGGCGTCTCGGTCTGCAGCCGGGAGGCGGTCAACCTGATCCTCCCGGACGCCGACAGCACCCTGCCCCGCATCGACCGGGTGGTGCTGCAGTTCGACACTGCCGCGAACCTGACGGCGGTCAAGCTCAAGACCGGCACCCCCGCTGCGGCCCCGGAGCCGCCCGCCATCCTGCAGAACCACAACCAGTACGAGCTGGGCCTGTGCACCGTGTCGGTGCCTGCCGGTTCCTCGGTCGTCACCGCCGCCGACATCACCGACACCCGCGCGGACGAGGACGTGTGCGGCGTCATGCGGGACGGCGTCACCGGCATCCCCACCGAGACACTGCTGGCCCAGTACACCGCCATCCTCACCGCCATGCAGCAGAGCGGCAACGCCCAGCTGCAGCAGCTTGCGGAGAGCATCAAGGCGGTGGATTCCGGCAGCTTCTACACCAAAGAGCAGGCAGACGCCAAGTTCGGCACGCCGTACACCCTGCCGCCTGCTACGGCGGATCAGCTGGGCGGCGTGAAAGTGGGCGACTATCTGGACATCGCTGCGGACGGCACCCTGAGCGGCAAGACGCTGTATGACACCATCGCGGCCAGTGTGGCGGTCAAGTCGGAGGCGCGACTGGTGTGGAACACCCATGTGACGTCTCCTAACAAATTCACAACTTGGGATGTTCAGATTCCAGACAATGTTGATAAGATATGCATTACCAAAGGCAGGAGCAGCAGCAGCGGTAATAACACTGAAAAAAGCATTGCACGCGGTGGCACGACAACTTATGACTGTAACTACGATTTTACAATCACATTCCAAACAAACGGCATCCTTCATGTTGCTAATTCATACAAAACACTTTACCCTCTGGAACTCTGGATTGACGGCTACCACTACCCCACCCTGGCGGACCTGCTGACGCAGGTGACCGCCGTGGAGAGC